GGAATCAAACTCATCAAGCAATCTTTTATATTCGGAAGATATATCGGAGACTCTATCTGGAAGGTCACTAAATACTGGATGCCCGTCAAATGAAGCAGGAGTATAATCTATAACGGGATAATCAGCCGGGCTACATTGAAACATTACTGTTGAATGTCTATACTTTGATGTAGGGTCACGGAAATTAAATACTTTCTTTATATACGCTTGTCTTGCTGGCATACACAAAGCATTTTCTAAATATGAACCAACAATAGGATCAGTCAAGACAATTGAATCTGCATTAACAGTATCTATTGTAGCATACTCACAGTTTAAATAATCAGTGAACAAAACAACTTCTGTCCCCTCTACAAATGCATGTCCATATGTCACCACTGGTATAGTATTAGTGGCAGCTATATTAGCAGTAATCAATGCTTCGTCATACCAAAAAGGAACAACAAACAACTCAGACTGCTTCCCAAAAAGAATAGAATTTAAATATCTTGCTTCTCTATCATAGACGTTTAAATCAAATGAAACTTCTACTCTTGGACGCAGCCTGAGTTTTGATCTTTGCTCAAGACCATTAAAGGACTGCATTACTTCCGTTAGCCAGATAAATTTTTCTTTTACTGCTACCGACCAATCCGGCTCAAATGGGAATATTTGTAACATTATGTAGCCCCTTTAACAATGTCTGGATTCTGCCTTATGATGTTTAATACTTGCTTCTCTCCATCTGATGAAGCCAAATAACTGCTTAACAAATCAGGGTCAAGAATGTTAATAATGTTAGGTTCAGCGGCAGCTGCAATTGTTTCTGTATCTACACCTCCTGAACCAGTAACGGCCCCACCAGCAGCAAACATATTACTACCGTATTTGACTCCCGGAGATTTATAGCCACTGAACATTTCTTTCGGAAAAGCTTTTCTTCTAATTCCGTCCATGATGTCCATGCCATAGTACTTCACAGATGAAACCGGATGCATAAATTCACCAGATGTAGCATGGATCAATTTATCATCTGACGTAGGCGTTGGAGAATTACCAAGAACAGGACCACCTTCAGCAAGTGATTGAGATTTAATTCTTGTTACATTAGCCAAGGCTTGTGCCAAGATAAGTGCCGCTTGTATCTTCGCAAGTATGCCTCCTTTTTCCATTGCTTTATTCGCAGCAACATATGCAGAAATTGTTGCCGAGGCAATGGCTGCAGCCTTTGATATGTAAAAGAATTCTTTATTCTTTTGTCCCATGATATCATAAAGACTACCAAAAAGGCTTGCTGTTCCTCCAGCAAGTGTCTTTAAATTGTTTATTTCCTGTTCTTTTAATCGTGTTGATTGCTGAATTGCCAATTCTTGTTTTTCTTGCCTTTGTAACTCCTGTTGTTCCTCAACCATTCTTGCCTGTTCATCAAGTTCAAGTTTAACCTGAGCCTCATTCATTCCATGTTGTCTCATCTGTTCAAGTTTTGCCTGATTGTAATTCTGTATCTCCTCAAGCTCGCTTGCATGCTTTTGTTGTAAAGTAATTAATTCTTCCTGAAATTTTGATGATAGTGCTTCAGTAGAATCAAATTGCTTTAGCCTTTGAACCTGATCTGCATATGCACCCTCTGCACGAAGCTTTAAACTGTTTACTTTTTCTTGACTTTTTAGCTCCTCAGTTTGAAGCCTTTCCTCCTCTTTATATCTTTTGTTTTTAAGACCTAATAAGTTTGTCTCTAATTCTTTTTGCTTCGAAAATATTTGGGCAGATAATAAGGATCTTTTACCGTCATCAGTTGTTTGGTCAAGTGCATTTTGTATAACAGCTATTTCTGCGTTTATTCTCTTTTCTACTATCCTTGCTCTTTCTGCATAATATTCATCAATAGTTACAAGGTTTTGTGCATAAGCCCCTTCTATTACTTTCGATTCAAAATCAAGTACTGCTCTTGTTTCAATTAAGCTTGATTTTAAAATCTTTTCTTGTTCATCAATCCTGGCCTTAGCAGCAATCTTTACTTTATTTTCCCTGTCAACTTCAAGCTGGGCAAGTGCTTTTTGTAATTGGATTTGCTTTATAAGAATATTGCTTTCTATATCTTTTCTTTTTCCAACATCACTCTCAGCCTGTGCCTTTGCCTTCAATAAAGCAATTTCTTCCTGAGCTCTTTTTACGATTAATTCTTTTCTTTGATTATAGTATTCATTTAAATTAATCAGATTATTTTTATATGCTGTATCTATCTCAAACAGGCTCTTTTGAAATGCAGCAGCTATTGCAGAAGCACCAGTTCCAATTGGCCCAGACGGTTTGCCATAGTCTTGTAATACTTTCCCGGTATTGTCAAGAACTTCTTTTACTTTGCCTGTCTGTTTATCAATCTGAAAAAATACTTTGCTTGTAGGATCTTCTTTAAATATTTCCCCTACCTCAGTACCATATTCTTTCCATGATTCTGTTAGCTTGTCAAGTTCTTCCTTTGCCCCAGCAAAATCACCCCTTGATGCTTTTGCAAAAGCCCTTGATGCCCGGTAAGCATTTTTCAATAGAAGTATTAATGTCCTAAAAGATATCTCAACACCAACCATTACAGCCTGAATCCGAAGTCCCCACTCTTTTAATGTTCCATCTTGATCAAGAGCTTTTATCTCCCCAACAAGTTCTCCAATTGCATCACGAAGCCTATCTATAATTGCTATTAAGTCTGCCCCAAATGCATTAGTCCCAGCAATTTTTACTGCTTCAAATACTGCTATTAATTCCCTTGTTGAACCACCTATTCCGGCTTCCATTTCTTCCGCTATTCTTTGAGCAGTACCACCGGCATCATCAAGGCCATCTTTAAGCCCTTTTAGAGAGTCACTACCGGCTTCAAGCAATGCTGCCATACCAGGGCCAGCACGAAGACCAAAAAGCCTTAATGCCTCCTCACCACGAAGCCCTGCTCTTTCTAATTGGCTAATGATTTCTGCAAACCCAATGAAGTTCCCAGAAGCGTCTCTTATATTAAGTGAAGTTTGACCAATTCTTCCCGCAAGTTCTGCCATGAGTTTAGACTCATCTGCGGTTGGTGTAAATAATGCGTCAAGTGCTCCCTTTAATGCTGTTCCTGCGAGAGTACCTTTTAAACCTGCATCACCAAGTTTACCAATTGATGCAAGCAGGTCTTCAAAATTTGCCCCTACACCTTTTGCAATGGGGCCTACAAGTTTAAATGATTCTCCAATTTCTATTAAAGTTGTATTTGATGAAGTAAAAGTTTTTACCAATACATCATTTACCTGACCAAGCTTTTCAATTTCCAAACCAAAACCGGCAAGTATATTTGTTGTGATGTCAGCAGCATCACTTAACTGCAAACTACCCGCTGCAGCAAGATTCAAAACTCCAGGTAATGCTTGGATTGCTTCTTCTGCTTCGAACCCAGCCATGCCAAGAAGTCTTAGGCCATCAGCTGCTTCAGAAGCAGAAAAACGGGTAGTTCTGCCCATATCTTCTGCAATAGCTGTTAATGCTTCCATCTGTTTAGCAGTGGCACCTGTAACTGCCCCTACCTGACGCATTACATCATCAAATTCAGTGAAGATCTTTATAGCATTGCCAATAATAGCACCACCAGCGAATAAGCTGGTGGCTGCCAATAATTGGCTTTGCATACTTTTTAAAATACCCTTTGTCTTCGTTGCAGCGGTTCCAATCCCTGTTATTCCAGACTTAACAGATCTTGCTCCCGCTTTTGCTGCGTCCTTAAGGGTAACTACAATATCTACTTTTTCCGCAGCCATATTACCCTTTCCTTTTTATAAATTTTCTCCAGTCCTTGTTAGAAGCTTTTTGTGCTACTCTACATGCTATAGCCATTTCTTTTCTTTTCTCTCCAACAATCATTTGATGTTCATTCAATGCTGATATAAAAAAAGAATAACCATAACCCAAAACGTTTAAGTGACCTGCCTCAATGAGGTGACAGCAATTCTTGAAAAGTTGTTGAGCACTGTTGTCTTGATTTCTTCCAGAATCTCCAGCAGCCCTACCTCTTTTAATATGTCGAAAAAATCGGCATTAACCTCTTTGAATTCTCCATAGATTACTTTTATTTCAGAAGGAGCAAGTTCCTTTAAGTCTTTAGAAGTGAAGTTGCAACAAACATCAAGCACCTTGTCCATTACCTGTACCGATTCATCAACCTCACTAAAAAAACTTTTCCCTTTATTGCTTTCCTTCTCGTTATCTTTTTCACCATCAGCATTAAAGACTTGAAACTTACCACTGACAAAATCAATTATCTCACCAACCGTCATTTCTTCTATGGTAAATTCTTTGTCTCTGCCTTCAAGCGAAAATGTTTTAACTTTTTTTGCCATGACTAATATCCTTTTATTACGCTGTTGTGGTGGTGGTACTGCTTGAAGTCGTAGTGGTACTGCTTGTAGTGGAAGTTGTTGTAGTAGTAATAGATCGGATATTAAAATATGGGGATGTCGGGTTGTTTGCAGTATCACTCAGGCCTTCACCTGCAAAACTCATTACAAGATATTCATCTCCAATAAGCTGCATGGGACCACTTGGAGACAAGGTTACTCTCCACAATAACCATTCTTGATTTGGCCCTATCGGGTTATTACTTACAAATTTCAGGGCATATTCCTTGTCAGACTGGGTCAGGGCAGGAATAATCCTGGTGGCAGCATCAAGATTTCCAGAGAAGAAAACAGCAAGGTTTGATGCTGCCATTTCATCAAGATCAAAATTTACTGCATATTCTGTCTGGACAATCGGGTTCAAGTCTTTTGTCTTCATACCCTCACGAGAAGAATAGTGAGGCCTTCGTTCAAGCAATGGCTCAATTTCAAGTGAAGGACAATTCCCAATATCAGTATAGCCTCCTGGCCATGTTGGAGGAGTTGTACCACTCCACGTAGCTATATACAATTTACCTTTTCCGCTTGGAACATAAAGCGAAGTGCTATGAGGCTCCATTTAAATCCCTCCTGTGCTATGTTGGTACATATGATTGATTGTTAATTTAAAAGCAGCAAATGGATTGAAGTATTCACTACCTTTGTCAATATCGATAGTTGTGAGCATCACCAGGCTGCTTCTGGTCGGGTCTTCATACATCTTAACCCATATGTCATCCAATAAAGATGATATCTCCGTATCAGCGTTCTCATTGGCTTGTAGATAAACATACAAATTAACCGACAAGGAAGAAATACACTGATCTACCTGACCATTTCTTGCATTGATTTTATTACTTGGAACAGGCAATTCACCAACCACTGCCACAACAGGAAACTGGGTTACTGCAAATCTTTCCAAATCGGAATAAGACTGCATTGTTCTTTTAACCGTTTTTACTCCTGCTATTTGTTCAAGCAACACAATATCTGACAGAATTATTTGTTCACGGAGACTATTATCAGCCATGATTAAACTATCCTTCTGTAATAAGATTTTACTGTTTTCTTTATTTCTTTAATGTCATTTTCTGATAAAGCAAAAAATCTTCTTTCTTCATTTAGAAAAAAGGCTTTCTCTGGATTTTTTGTTCCCGTCTCGTCTTCCGTATTTAAAAAGAAAACCTTAACAGACGGCCCACCATCTCCCGGTTTTATATCATAAGTCATCGAGGCTAACATCGAACCAGTAAAAGTTAAATTAACTCTATTTGTGGGATGCCCATGTTCTTCCCTAAACTTTTTGTATAATTTCGAGTATGGCTTAAAATACCTCCCTGAAACATTTCTTCCCTCCTCTGTTCTTACTTTGATTTTGGTCATTGCAAACTGACCAATCTCATCCAGAAGTGGTTTAAAATAAATTGGTGATGTTAAAAAAGCACTAATCTTATCTATCTTTTTACTGACTCCTCTAATACCAACAACTTTTACATCAGGAAGAACAGCCATTTTTATCCCCTTACATTTCTACGAGTAATTCTTATATATACTTCATCGTCATCAAAAGTGCCAGAATCTGACCAATCATAATCAAGACCAACAGCAAGAACCATTTCAAGTTCTTCATTGTAGCGGTTCCTAAAACTCTTTTCAAACCGCTCAAAACCATCTGGATCAGGACCATCTTTTTTTAGAAGCATATATGCATATTCAAGACTTTTGAATGTCGCAAGTGTTGTTAGTGAATCTTCCCGTATAAGGGTTGGGTCAAATATAGTAATGCCAGGATCATAACCCATTTCAGGAGCTGCATGTCTATACCACCGAGCCTGTAAAACTCGGTTAATATCAGCATAGGCTTGTTCTCTTTGTTCTTCCCATGAGTCAACACCAAGCATTAAAATATTAGGTCTATATCTGACCATGTCGTCATCAGTACAATAAGTAGGCATAGTTCTTTATCCCTCAAATAATTTATACCATTTTCTTTCTTCTTTTGAGCTTTGACTTTGTCTGTTTGCCATTTGCTTCTTTGGCTTTTGATGCCTTTGCCTTAATTCCCGGAGCCAATGGTTTCTTGGAGGGCTTCGGTTTACCAACAACCTTTGTTCGAGCCTTCATTTTTGCTTCCATCAATTTCTCACCGGTAGCGACAGACATCAAAGGGACATCACCATTAATAACAGTTGCTGATTGATTGACGATAATATCTTTTGGCGGTTCTTTTGCGTCAAGAGGGATTTGTACATAGCCAAGATTCCGAAGAGTAGAGGCAGTACTTTTGCTGCTTGTGGTAAAAAACCCCTCTGTAAAATCAGCTAACGGCCTATCCTTTGCTGGGTCCCAAACAATAGTAGAAAGATTTGAACGATAAAAACGCCATTTTTTATTATTGCTGGCTTCTTTACTGTTTTTAGCCATCTTGTTTTTCTCCTTTACACACTACCACAATGCATAGTAAAATCTTATGCCGTAGTTGTGGTTGTTGTGGAAGACGTAGTACTGGTTGTTGACGAAGTTGAACTGGTTGAGCTGGTTGTTGACGTAGTACTGGTTGTTGAAGAAGTGGTGGTGGTCGTAGTAGACCAGATATCATTTGCCCTTAAATCCTTATCAAGAGCAGTAAAGAATTCTCTCAACTTAGGATGAACTCCGGGATTTGTCTGTACCCATTCCCGAATTTCTTTTCTATCCTTGCTTGACATAGCTTCATCTCCTTTTTCTGTTTATTGAATGTAAATCAATTCAACCTTTTAGCTCGTCGCAAGGCTTGTAATCTTCCCATGATATTCTTCCGGGCCATAGTCAATACCAATCTGGCCATAAATCTGGCCCTTCTCAGCTGCACCAGTCTTGGAGAGTTCTTCATAGAAAAGTACTCCCTTCTCGGGAACCGGCAGAAATACGGGACGGCATACAGCAAGGTCAGAAATCAGAAGCGTGGAGGCGGGGACATTCGGAGCCCAGACAACACCAATTACTGCAAAATCAGTTTCAATTTGATTGATGTTGATACCACCTACATTTCTGCTGTCCGGAGCATACCCATAAATCTCAGAAATCTTTTGTTTCTGGAAAGCATTACAGAAGATAACCGGATTGATAAACTCAGCGCCTGACGCAGCCATCGTTCGGATCAGCTGGTTGATCAGGGTTCTGGAAAGCGCTGCGGAACCTGCATTAACGCTATTGGAAACACAGGCAGTAATAACTCCTCTTGCCTTCGCTGCAGTTCCTGCATCAGTTGCTTTCTGATATTCACCATTCAGAAAAGTATAATCCGCATTCACTGCAATCTGACGCATGTGAGCAGTAATCTGAAAATCTTTCTCATTCTGGATGGGCTGATTTTCATTCATATCTACCAAGCCGGTAGTGGCATCGGCAACAACTGACCCGGTCACAGATTGCTTCGCATAAGATACAGTAACGGCCCTATGGAAGATCTGGACAGTATTCGTATCCTGACCACGAACATAAGTCCAGGGGTTCGGGGCAGTCAAAGAGGCAGTTTCTGTTACTGCCGGCTGCGCTGCCGACTCAAGGCTCCAGGGTTGGGCCAGGGGAAATTCAAAGGAATTTACCGTTCTTACGAGTCCTTCCTGAAGACCGCCAATCATATTCAGGAAGGGAGTTTGATTTGCTCCAATAAGATAAAGTTCACCAGTGTAGTTGGGGCAGTTCCAAACTGTTGCAGTTGCATTTGTATTTGCCATGATAGGTTTTCTCCCTTTTTAATTATACTCCTACCAAGGACATAAAGAAAAATTACATTGCGTTTTGTGTTGCTTTAAAAAGACGGTTCTTTAACACAATTGCAAGCTTTGCATTTCCATCTTTATGAGCCTGGCTGAGCTGTTTTTTAAGATTTGCTATATCCGATACATCTTCATTTCCTCCACCAGAACCACCAGAACCACCAGAGCCTCCCTTTGATGCCCGAACAATTCCTTCTCTGCCGGGATACTTATCAATGATAAGGCCAATTGCTTCCTCGAATTCTGCCGGCTCACCAGGGTTTGTCTTCGATAGAACGATATCCCCGTTGGAGTAATAAGCCTTTGTGACCAGATTTTTATTTGCATCTTCTTCAACTAAAAAATGTTTCCCAAAGTGGTCTTCCGCTATATTTGCAGGAAGGATGGTAATTGAATCATTACCATTGAAGTGTTTGGAAGTTGAAAAATTGTTGGAGACCATTAACTTTCTGATTTGCTTGTTAAGGCCCTCTACAACTACGCCATTTTCTTTTTCTCTATCGGCGAAGGAAACATCTTTGATTCGAAGCTTTTCTTCATATGCATCAGACATTTCCTTTTTAAGTTTATCAACCTTGTCTACTTTCATCCAATCTTTGTCTTTGAAATTGGAAACAGCATCGATGGCCTTGTCAGCTTCTTTTTTCCACTCATCAAGATCTTCGATGTCTTTGAACATGCCAAAACGCTCAATGACTTCATTCTTCTTTTTCCGATGTTTTGAGTTTTCAGAACCGAGGTCAATGATTTTTTGATACATGGAGGGAGGGTCTAACGGAAGTTCCTTCCCCTCCGGGTCTATATAAGTAATCTTTCCATCATCACTGATTTCAGGCTCATTTGTTTCGGCATTCTTTTTGATTTTCCAGGTCATTTTACTTCTCCTTGGTCTGTCCAGACACGTTATGGCCTAAATGCTTCTATCCAGAAGATTCAAAGCCGATTGGTTTTTTTAAGTAAATAAAGTACATTCTTTATTTGTTCACTTATCACCTCCTCCCTCCTTATGTTTTTTTTCATCACTTTTATTGTTAACATTGTGTAATTATAAAAAAAAGAACTTCTCTTTTCAAATATTTTTTTTAAACAACTAAACAATGTTAATACTGTTTAACTATATTAATTTTTATTTTTTATGGTATGGAACCTATTCCCCAATTACATTTGATTGGCCGTAATTAATACCATATTAAATCTTACATTTAACACCAGGACTACATATTTTATTTTACTGTATCTACTAAACCACCAAGAACAGTAATTGCAGTAGTTAATGCTTCTGCCTCGGATGCTTGCCCCTCAAGGCTAACAGATATTTTGTTTCCATCTTTTTCCACTATTAGCCCCTGTATATGTTGGTCTCCAATCCGTTTATACTTTACCTCCCCGGTTTCAGGATTAAAAGTAATAGATGCACATCCACTTACAGCAAGCAACAAAAAGATTAAAAGTTTTTTTTTCATTTCCCTCACCTTTATTTATTAATTAAAAAAATAAAATATCCGGGCCTACATTTCTACAATCAATATGAACCCAACCTACATTTTTTTCTACCGCTGTTATGTATTTATATCTTTCCTCAGTGCGATTTCTTTTTACATCCTCCCTTATCTCCTCTGCGGTAAAGCCATTTATATTGAAGTCTATTGCCCTTCCAAAACAATGCTGCGACGTAAAGCTTGAAAACCGTGGAGTAAGATATTCATTTAAAAGATCATGATAATCTACTATTT